TATTGAATTAGATGATGATGAAAAAATAGATTATGATTCATCTGTTGAAAGATATATTCAAATGAGAGAGGAACAGGGTAAAAATGTGTCATACGCTAAAAAACTTGTTGAATTATCCGTTTTAAGAAGATGGGTGGCTGAAAATAAATTAAAACACACTAAAGAACTTATCAATAATTCTTTAGAGGGTGATAAAAAAGTAATTGTATTTACTGATTATACTTCAGTTGTTAATACTTTAAAAGAAGAATATAAGGATATTTGTGTTGTTATTAATGGTGAAACAAGTCAAAAAGATAGACAAAAGGCTGTTGAGGATTTTCAAAATAACCCAAATGTTAGATTGTTTATTGGTAATACCGTAGCTGCTGGAGTTGGATTAACTTTAACCGCTGCTGAAGTTGTTATTGTAAATGATTTAAATTGGACTCCTGCGAATGTAGACCAATCATTAGATAGAGCTTATAGAATTGGTCAAACTAAAGATGTTATTTGTTATTTCCCACTATTTGACGATACAATTGATACCATTGTATATGAAGTATTAGATAAGAAAAGAGATATTATCAATATGGCTATTGATGGTGTGATTGATAATAAAGGTGTAATTGAAGAAGTAATTAATAGATTAGATGAGAAGTTTAAAAAATAAACATAGAAATACTTCACATATTATTTTTGCTCGTAATTGTATGTAAGAATTAGTGTCCAAACCAACAAATAATGGTTTAACACAAATAAGTGATGATGATTTAATTAAAATTGAAACTATATTGAATAGATATAGACGAAAAAGATAATTACTTCAAAGCATTTATTAAAGCCAATTTAATAGCGTTAGATAAAACTGTTTGTTTAAATGGAACTTCCTCATTTATTTCAAGCATCATAGCATTTGTGGATGTTTTATAAGTTCCAGTTCCTTCCATTATTCTAATCCCATTTATTACTTTAACTTTAATTTCCGTAATCTTATTTTGTAAAGCAAATCCAGCGATTCTAAATGTATTTTCAGGTAATCCTATATAAGTTATTTCAACATATATAGGTGATCCATCTTGACAAATATCAAAACCTTTATCTTGTAATAAATCTTCAGTAATTTGTTTTATACCAAATAATACCGATCTATTCTCAATAGATTTCATTTCAGTTTTATTATAAACCGAATCAACTTTTACACATTGTCCAAATGAAAACAATGGAAGGAATAATAACCCAAATAATAAACTTTTAATTGTCATAGCCTGTTCTTATTATATAAAAATTAGTTATACCACCATTTGTTAGTGGTGATGACGTAGTTGTTTGAACCCCCGGATATGTTAATCTTAAATCCGTGACTGATGACCTAATAGTAGAATGTTCTATTTGTGTATATATTCTATAATTCGGTACAGTCCAAATCAATCCCCTACGTTTCTTTATTTGTAAATAAATATCTGAAACTGAGAAATTATTATCAGTATTTAAATCATATCTAAAATAATCAGCTCCGTTAATAGTTCTTTTATTAAATATAAGATTGTTATTATCTAAAGTATTAGTTCTTTGTGGTGCTGGTATTGATAATGTATCTAATATTATTCTCCACTCAATAGATGGGTTAGATGTTCTTAAAACTGAATAATCTCCACTTGTGTTTGTTAATACCGTTGTATCTAAAACCCATGATCCGTTTGATGTTATATAATCAAATTCCAATACATAGTTTAACATTGCTGAGTTTGGTAAGTCATTCCATTTACCTCCACTCACAAACTGAGCATAATCTTCTGTCCCCGCATTATTAGGCTCACCATTATTCCAATTAGAATAAGGATATACTCCGAACCTATAAGCATTAAACATATAACTTCTATTTACTTCATCATCTGTCCAAACAACATTAGATACTTGAAATGAACCTAATCTAGCATTAGCAAATGTTCCATCACCCATATTTGTATTACATTTAGAAGCGAAGGTATAATATAATTGAGAAGGATATTGTCTTACGTAAGATAAAGAATTAAAGTTTGTTCCATTTAAGTATCCTTTTAATTGAGTACCTGAATGTGTTAAACATATAAAGTTCCATTGATTTAATGTTATTGATGTACTTACACTTTGTAATCCACTACCACTCCAAGTCCCACACCTTAATGTTCCGGTTGAACCAGTTACATTAGTTATTTCAATTTGAGAATCAAACCAACCACCATCAACAGTCGGTTGTCCTTGTTCAGATACTAATACACCCGCATCTGTTGGATAACACCATAACATTAAACTAACAACACCTGATGTAAAATAACTTCCAAGATTTTCAGTCATCATATATTGTGTTGAACCATTAAATGATATATATTTACCCGATGTTCCTGTATATGTTGGAGAACTAAATAAAGTGGCGTTAGTTCCTTTAATTGTATTTTTAACTAAAGTAGGGGATGTTGTTTTGTATGAACTAGTATCTGAAATATCGTAATTAGCGACTAAACTTCTTGTGACTGGTAATTCAGTCCATCTAAAACCCCCTAAAGGTTCTGAGAAGAAATATCCACTTGTTTTATCTTGATAATATCCAAACCATCCTGAAGGCCATGCTCCAAACACAAATGTATTTTCAGCGGCATTAGACATTGTAACTAAATGACCTCCCATACTTTCACAAGTTGATTTAGAACCTGTCCAAGTATTAGTTGTTGTTGAACGATAATAAGAATGTCCATTATAGTTTGTTTGGGATGTAAATCCTGTGAGTGCTGACGTTGTTCGTTTCCAAAATTGTATTCTTATGTTTGATACACCTAAATTATTTATACCAAACACTCTACCGGTATGAGAAAAGTTTTGACCTTTAACAACCGATGAAAATAAAAGTAAAAATAATAATATCCTTCTCATAAAGTTAATTTAGCACCAAATAATAATTGATAATTTACTATCTGTTCATTTACTGAATATGTAGTTCCACCCGTTAATCCAAACTTAAACGACTTAGTTACTTTATAATTTATATTCATAAATGGAAGTATTAATGGTTTTGATTTCATTATACTTTCAGTATAATATTTCATATATGGAACATACACCGCCACTAATATAAATACCGCATCAATATTTTTAGTTAGTTGTCCTTTATACATTCCACCACCAAGAGTTAATAAAGAAGTTAATGGTTCTTTGTTTAAAGCCCCATACATTCCACCAACACCATATAACCCAGTAAATTTTTTTACGTTATCTATTCTTATAAATACTAATGTATTACTATAACTGTTTGGTAATATTGATATACTATTAGAAACTAAATCTATATGTTTACGAGCTGTTTTTTGTGTCATCCAAGATTTAAATATAGTTATATTTCCTATATTAGCATTTATTGTAAAATCTGCCGATACACCTAATGATGTCTTTTTATTTCCAGATATTCTAATATATGATGTTGTAACTTTAGCGTCTTGTGTATTATCAGCAGCGGATTGCATACCAACTAAATCTCCTGTTAACATAATAGCTGGCTTGTCTGATTTTGAAGTAGCTTTACTAGTTGATTTAGTAGAACTAGAAGATTGTTTTGTTTCTTCTTGCTTAGTTTCTTCTTGTTTTTGCTCTTCTTGTTTTTCTTCTTTACTTTGAACTCCTTTTTCTGATTTACCACCAGATACAGTTCTCCCTCCACCTGAATTACCTCCACCTGAATTACCACCACCAGATCCTCCACCCCCTGAATTATCATTAGAAGTTGTATTATCAGGACTATTTCCGGTTGTCGATGCAACATCAGTAGGTATAGAATTAACCCCTGAAGATGTTATTGATGTTAACATAGAACCTAATGAAACAACATTATTAACTACGTTATTAGTTACATTTAATACGTTAGTTGTGATTGTTTGAATCCCTATTTGAGCACATGGGTTTCCTTTACCATATTCATTATAAACTGAATTAGCCCAAGAGTCAAAAGTTCCATTTTGAAGTTCTGTTGGTGTAAATGTTTTTACTTGCCCATAATAATTCATTACGATAGGTAAAGTTCCATTTAATCCTGACACATTAATACTTTTAATTTCTTTAGTACAGGGATCAACATATGAATATGAAATAGATTGAGCTTTTACACCCAACCCACTCATCGTAAATAAAATTAAAATAATAGAAATTATTTTATTTTTCAAAGATTCCATCTTTAATCATTTTAGATACCACCCTAGAACAAGCTGTTTCTAAGGATTTTCTTGTCGAAATACCAACAGTTGACTGTGCGAATTTCATGTCAAGAGACTTCAAAAATGATTGACCATATTGGGTTGCTTCACCCATACCAGAACCTACTCTAACTTGTCCAGATTCAGCATCAACAAATCTAATTTGTAAGCCTAATCTTGTAGTTACTTCTAATTGCTTTTTACCTGTCGTATAAGTTTCTTGTTCATCTACTGAAAAATCATACACCTCAATGTAAACAAAATACTTCGCAAGTTTAATTTTACCTTTACCATCTAATTTGTTTTCAGTAAAACCTTTAGCACTTGCTTGGAATTGTTTAACCATTTTAAGTTTGATTTCTTCTTTATCTTCTGTAAACTCAAATCTATTTGTACCTTCTAAATAATCTAAAGCGATATTTGTAACACCTAACCCTACGTTTTTTTCTTTAAGGATTGGGTATGAATTAAGGACATTATCACTAATACCGATTGAAAGAACTTGAACCGGAATTGGTTTCCCATCATAATCACTTACTACTTGTATTGATTGTTTCTTTTCAAAATCAGCTGTGTATTTTTCTGTTCTAGTTGTTCCACAACCAAACATCATAGCCGCCCCTAAAAGAGCCACTATGAAGTTGATTATGCTTTGTTGGTTTATAATTTTCATTCTTTGTTGGTTTTCGTTATTTAAGATTTATTACCAAGGCGCTTCTTCCTTTGGTTCTTCTTTTTTCTTTTCTTCTTTAACTGTTGTTGGTTTTTCTATAACCCTTTCTTTAATGATTGTAGTATTTCCACCACCATTATTTTGTTGTTTTTGTTCGTTATTGTTTGATAAATTGATAACCACAGGTGCTGCCGCTGCTGGAGCGGGTGTTGCTTGTTCTGTTTTAGTTTCAGTATTATCATCTGAATGTCCGTTAAAAAATGTTGTTGTTAACCAAGTACCCGCACCGAGTACCGCTGTTGATAGAGTACCAATGATGGTTTTCTTTAAACCTGACCATGTTCCATCGTTTGTGTTTTCTGTTTCTTCTGTCATAATATTTATTTATTTATATGTTTATTCTATTACATAAATAGACTGTTTATTACTTTTGTACTACCAATTATTTTACCGTCACACTCAACTACCGCTGTATAAGCACTGGTTGGTAAACTTGTTAAATTAGCGGTGTATCTGTATTCACCTTTTGGCATCTTACCATTAGTTATTTCGGCTACTTTATGTCCACTCATATCTATAAAATAAACCATAGTATTATTGTTATCAGGAATATTAAATTGAACTGATACAATACCGGTTGAAGGATTTGGGTAAACCAATATATTTAAACTACCATTTAACCTTGATACAATTGGAGATGTTTTAAGAACTTCCACTCTACCATCAGTAGGTTTAATACTTAAATCTTTAGCCATTGAATTACCTACAAATTTACGAGTTACATATAATGGAGAACCATTCCAATCATCTTTAGGTTTTTTAGCGTAAAATTGCATTACAACTACATCATCACCATCTTTAACTTTATTTTGTTCACTCATATCTACACCACCCCACTCAACTACACCGTCATTAGGATTTGTAAATGACATCCATTTAGCGGTTGAGTTAAGGGTTTTTACACCCCTAAACTCTAATAAATCTGTATCATATTTCATCGCTAATTGTACAGCACCTAATTCTTGTCCGTTAGTTAAAACTTTTACCGGAATATTTACTAAATTACCTTCTTCTATTTTTAATGTTGGTAAATTAATTTCCATTTCATTTAATGAAGCGTAATAATCGGTTGTTTGATCTATAATGAAATTAGGTGTATTTAATGGGTTAGTTATTTTAATTGGAACTAATCTAGCCATACGGAAACCTGTTTCATTTACGTCACCTGTCGCTAATACATAAACTGTAATAGAATCAACACCTGTTACAATTGTATATGAATAATTATTACTTCCTGGTATATCTAATGAGTGGTTAGTTAAACTATCATTTGTAATTGTGTTATATTGAACATCTGTAAAGAATCTAACGTCAGGGGTTGTAAAATTGTTAAATCTACCCGCAATTCTATTAAAAATTGTATATACGTCTGAAATAGATATATTACCTGAATTATTTGGATCTGATGAATGAAAATCAAAACCTTTTGGATTTTCAATACCCAATACAAATCTATTAACTTTTTGAGCGTCTGCTGTTGTTACTACATTACCTAACGATAAAGTATCCCCCTTAACTTCTATTTTACAAGTCCAATATGTAGTATCTACGATAGGACTAAATGCAAATTTACCATTCAAGTCAGTAGTATCAACATTAACTAATGTCCAATTACCACCTGATTTAGGTTGTTTCCATAAACCTACTAATAGGTTTTTAGTAAATGAACCAGTTACGTTTTTAAATGTTCCTGCGAAATTGATAGAAGGTCTAATAAATACACCACCACCGTTAAATTTATTTAATGTTGTATCTTTACCTAAGTTAGTTGAAGCTATTGTTGGGTATTGATTATCAAAACTCAATGAAGTAATTCCTGTTAAATATTGGAATGTGTTTGGATTTGAATGTTTGAAGTTTATATTAAATAATTCACCTGATGTGTAAGTATAATTAAGATTTGTTCCATCATATACTGTTGATATTGTAATTGTTCCTTTATTTACATAGAATTGTAAATAAGAATCTAAACTATCGGGAATAACTAATCTAACTGATGGTTCTGTAAAGGCTATTGTATCGTAAGTAATCTTAAATTGTAGAGCCGTAATTTTACTTGGTGTTGTGTTATTATAGCAAAGTTTTACATCTGTTTGGTTAGCTATTGAAGATGAAACCGTGTAATTTGGTTTAATAATAATTGAGTTTCCGTTAGGTGTTGGACACGTTTGCCCGAACGTAATAACAGATAGGCATAATAATGCCAAAAACGATAAAATTTTTTTCATTTGTTGGTTTGTTTTTTAATTTATTCTTTGTTATCTATAAATAGAACAAAAAATTATTTTTAACGGGTATGATTTATTTTTTAAATTAAAAATTGTATAATTAAATACATTATAAATGGTTACTTTTTATAGATTTTAACTATTTATATAATACAAATTCGAACTCGTTAGAGTTGTTATAAACTTTATTAAATATATATTATGAGCACAAAAGCACAACCAAAAAACAGCGTATTAGACGCAATCCTTAATCAGTACGAAAGTAATAAGGCAAAACCAAGAAAAGAGGTAGATTTGACAAAATACTTCACAACAATGTTACCAAAAGGTAAACTCACAGACAAAAAGAAATTCAGAATTATTCCAGCAGAACCAGGACAATCACCATTTGTAGAAGTGTGGTTTCACAACGTTCAAGTTAATGGAGAATGGAAAAAATTGTATTGTCCTGAAAAAAATTCAGGTGATCCTTGTCCATTTTGTGAAGTAGCATCTGAATTAGATAAATCTAGTTCAAAAGAGGACAAAGATTTAGCTAAAAGTTACAAACCTAAAAAGTTCTATGTCGTAAAAGGTATTGAAAGAGGTAAAGAAGATGAAGGTGTTAAATTTTGGAGATTCCCACACAATTATAAAGGTGCTGGTGTATTTGACAAAATGATAGCGGTATTTTCTGAAAAAGGTGATATTTCACACGCAACAGAAGGTAGGGATTTAATCATCAACGTAGGTAAAGATGATAGAGGTAATTCAGTAGTTAGTTCAATTATTCACGATGATAGAGAACCATTAGGAACTGAAGAACAAATCACCGAATGGACATCAGATACTATGACTTGGGAAGATGTTTTTAGTAAGAGAGATTATGATTACTTATCAAAAGTAGTAAGAGGTGAAAATCCTTACGAAAAGAAGGAAACATCAAGTGGTAACAACGGTGGTTCACCAAAAAACCAAACCGAAGAAGAAACAGTAATGGATGATGACCAACCATTTTAATTAAAAAATTAAAAGCTCCAAAAGGGGCTTTTTCTTTTTTTACTATTTAAAAAATAACAAATAATAATTATTATTAAGTATGTCAAAAATTAAAGTTTGTATGTGTGAATCATATACTACAATATTAGCAAAAGAATGGGTCGAAATTGATTCAGAAATGTATGAAGAAACTAAAGGTATGTCACCCGAAGAACTTGAAGAATACATTCAAGAAAACTACAATGAAATGAAACCAACCCCCGGTAATGAAAATGAATTTACAACCTCATTAGGTGAAGAATTAGATCAAATGGAAATGATGAATGATAAAATCAAAAACCAAGATTCTTGGTTAGAGTTTGAGCATTCTAATGACTGTGAAGATTGTGACAAGGAAGATTATGATGTTAACGAGGAAGAAGAATAAAATAAAAAAAATAATATAATAATGGCTGGTAGTAAAGCAACAAAAAAAGAAGAAACTAAGGTAACTGTAAAACCTAAAGTTGTTGATAAAAAATCAATTGATTTATCAAAACTAAAAGATTTTAAAAATAAAAATGGTTTTAATGAAGATGTTAAAGACAAAGAATTAGATTGGATTCCTATTTCTAAAGCATTTACGGAAGCAACAGGATTGGCTGGTATTCCTAAAGGATATATTACATTATCGAGAGGATTTTCTAATACCGGTAAATCTACATCTTTAATGGAGGCTATTGTATCATCTCAAAAATTAGGTATTCTTCCGGTTATTATTGACACAGAAAACAATTTTAGTTGGGAACACGCTAAAGATATGGGGTTACAATTTGACGAGGTTATTGACACGGAAACAGGTGAAGTTGTAAATTATGATGGATTTTTTATCTTTATCAATAACGAATATCTAATTGATAATTATGGTAAAAAAAGAGATAAAAATAGACAAGAAGCGGTAATTGAAGATGTTGCTGATTTCTGTCACGATTTATTGGATAAACAAATTGATGGTGAATTACCATATGAAATATTATTTGCTTGGGATTCAATTGGAACTTTAGATTGTGAACAATGTGTTACTTCTAAAAATAGAAATAATATGTGGAACGCAGGAGCGTTAGAAGCAGCATTTAAGTCACTTGTAAATCATAGAATACCTTCTTCAAGAAAAGAAGGAAAACCTTTTACAAATACTATGATTGCAGTTCAAAAGATTTGGATTGATAGTATGGGTGCTGGTGTTGTAAAACATAAAGGTGGTGAGGCTTTCTTCTATGGGGCTAGATTAATTTTACACTTTGGTGGTATTCAAGCACACGGAACTGAAAGATTAAAAGCGACAAGTAATAAGAGAGAATATTCATTTGCGATTGGAACTAAGATAGAAGTTGTAAAAAACCAAATTAATGGTATTCAGTTATTAGGTAAGATAATTTCAACACCACACGGATTTATTAGTTACGCTGACTTAGATGATTATAAAAGTAAGAATAAAGATTACCTATTAAGTAAATTAGGTAGTGATGAAGGTGAAATTGAAATCACATCAGAAGTTGTAAATAGTATTGATTCAGAATAAAAAATAAACCCCGACTAATAATCGGGGTTTTTTGTTTTTATCCTCTTAGTATTTGTTGTGTTGGTGGTTCATCATCCGAATTTTCCGAACTATTTTTACCATTCTGAACTGCGTGTGTAATTAAAATTGACGTTATTAAACCCGCATCAATCGTTAAAAACGATACACCATTAGCGTCACTCCAATTTACAATTTGTAAGTAACAAAATACGATTGTTATAATCAAAGCAATTACTTTTTTAAGTGAGTAACCTATTGATGTATTTTTCATCATTTGTGTTAAATCATTATCTTTAAAAAAAGAATATAATTTAGTTAATTTATTTTTCATATTTACTGTGTTTTTTTATTTTATTATTATTCCTGATACAAATAAATATTTGATTATATGAAAATAAATGAAATCCATCAAGGATATTAAAAAAGAAATTGGTTATGTTGAGTTTAGACTATCCAAAACAGAATTTGTGATAATACCAATATACTCTCTAAAAATGGTTAAAATAGGTATTAGACTTGAAACCAAACAACACGAATTAATTAGTCAATTACATAGAATGTCAAACTTTTATGATGAAAATAATTTTCTATTAAATGGTAAGAAAATAGAATACGGAATTATTCTTCTCAAGAAACGTAAAAAAACAATCGAATTTAGTGAAATAAATAAAGGTATTATGACTGATTTAGTAGTAGTTGATGGAATATATAGATTTACTTTAACTAAATAGTTATTAATATATTAGTTATGAAAATAGGTATAGATGTAAATATTTTAAGAAATTACATACCCAGATTAATTGATATGTATTCTAAAGAACATGATAAAAGTCCATTAAATGATGAGATAAACCCATACTCTTTGGAAGAAAGTTTTGATGATGAAATATTTGATTTCATAGGTGAAAACGTATTAGAAATATTTGGGTTCGCTAAAGAATCTGAAAGGGGTATTATTAGTTATTGTAATCAACTACAAAAAAATTATATCAATCACAAATTTTATATTATATGTAATGGATTTGAAATTATGGTTCCCAGTACATTACATTTTCTATGTAAAATGAATTGTGATATTGATGGATATATTTTTAGAAAAAACTCTATTGACTTATGGGAAGAAGTTGATATGATTGTAACGGATAGTCCATTTCTATTGGGAAATAAACCTAAAGATAAGAAAGTGGTTAAGTTAAATAAGTTTTATAATTTAAACATTCAAAGTGACTACACAATAAATAGTTTATTAGAAATTGAAAATGAAAGAATATTATAAAATAAACGGTAAGGAATATTACTTAGATTTAGACACAGTTATTAGTTGTGTTGAACAAGGTGAGGGTGAAATAAATATTGGTAAATTTGACTTATTAAGAATGTGGATTGATCAATTTATTAGTTTAAACGATCTTGATGTAAATGAAGCGACAGAACAAAACGAACCATTAAGTGATAGTGGTAAAATATTATGGAATACATTATTAAATTATAATATATTAAAAGAAATAAAAGAAAATAAAACATTTTTTAAACCAAAAACAAAATGATAGAAAAGTTAAAAGAAAGTCTGGATAAAATTGAAAATAAAGACTTCCAAATTATGTTCCTTACCCCAGATTTAAAAGGAACTCCAAGAGCGTCAGTCGCTGAAATCTATTATCACGTTAAAGAATTGATTAAATTGGGTTACAATGCTTCAATCTTACACGAAAATAATGAATACACAAAAGTAGGTGCTTGGTTAGGGGAAGAGTATGATAATTTACCACACTCATCAATTCAAGAAATCGGAGGAACATTTAAAGTAGGTCCTCAAGATTTTTTAATTATACCTGAATTATTCGGTAACGTTATTCAACAAACACAAAAACTACCTTGTAAGAGAGTTATTTTTGTTCAATCTTATGATTATATTTTAGATATGTTACCACCAGGAACTAATTGGGCTTCATTAGGTGTGAATACATTTATTACAACGTCTGAAACAATTAAACAAGAAATAAATAAATTATTTCCCGCAACAACAGGACATATTATAAGTCCTCAAATACCTTCTTATTTTTCTAATAAGAATAGTCTTAAAAAACCTATCATCGCTATTATGTGTAGAGATGATAGAACCACATCAAAGATTGTTAAAACATTCTATTTAAAATATCCTTTATATTCTTTCATTACTTTTAGAGATATTAAACAAATCCCAAGAGAAGAATTGTCGGAAGTATTAAATGATTATTTCCTATCCGTATGGGTAGATGAAACATCTTCATTTGGAACATTCCCTGTTGAAAGTATGAAATGTGGAACTCCTGTAATTGGTAAAGTTCCAATGATTCAACCCGAATGGATTGGTGAAAAGAATGGTATTTGGTTATTTGATGAATTACAAATCCCTGAAGCGATTGCTATCTTCTGTAAAAACTTCTTTGAAGATATTGAAGATACGGATTTGTTAAACGAAATTAAGGGTATTGAAAACAAATATACCGAAGAAGAACAATCAAAACAAATTAAAGATGTCTATACAAAAATATTTAACGAAAGAAAAGAAGAGTTAAAAACAAATATTAATAGATTATCAGAACCAAATAATTTAGAACAACCAATAGTATTATAATATGGAAAAGAGTAATATAAGTGTAATTATACCAATTCATACAGTTATTGATTTAGATCAATACTTACCGAAAGCATTAGAAAGTGTTACGAAAAACACAGTTCAACCTGACGAAATTTTAATTGTTAGATGTGCTTGTCCTGAAGTAACAGATTTTTTATCAAAGTATGATTTCGGTGATTTAATTAAAAAAATTAGAGTTGTTGAAACTCAAAAAACAAAAGAATTTGCTCATATGGTAAATTCGGCAGTAGAGGAAGTTAATACCGATTACTTCTCAATCTTAGAATTTGATGATGAATATTCTTCTATTTGGTTTAAAAATGCTGTTAAATATATTAAAGCATATCCAGATGTTGATGTATTTTTATCTCACGTTATTGATGTAAATGAAAAAAATGAATTCATTGGAACAACAAATGAAGTAACATGGTCATTAGGATTCGTTCAAGGTATGACACCTGAAGAAAGTTTTTCTAATTTAGGTTTTTTAGATTTAGAAGCATTGAAAACATTCCCTAATTTTCAAATAAGTGGTGCTGTTATTAAGAAGGCGACATTTGAAGATATTGGTGGTATTAAAAACAACCTTAAATTATCATTTGTGTATGAGTTTTTATTAAGAATGACATATAATGGTTATAAGGTAATGACAATCCCAAAATCAGGATATAAACATATGAATATGAGACCTTATTCTTTATTCTGGAGATATAGAAATGATGACAGATATAAGTTATCACAAGATGAAGGTAAATTTTGGATGCAAACAGCAATGAAAGAATATTTCTTCAATTTCGACAGAGAAATTAAGTATGAGGGAAATTAAACACTACATAAAAAATAAAAAAACACGTAATAATGTTATTAGACTTGATATTGGGGGTGAAATAAAACACTACCCAATATTGAGTTTTGATTATAATATCACATATAATCATTCATTGAATCATTTATATGTCTCTACAAGTCAATTAATAATTAATACAAAGGCAAGTAATTTAATTTTTTTATTATCCGATACTACTCTTACCGGTAAATATACTATTTATATTGGTGATAGAAAATTTTATGGATGTTTTGTTATCAGTTATTCTGTCAATAATGATAACATAGCCGAATTTACAATAAGTGTAGATTACTTAGAAATAAACTAACAATGTATAATAATAAGTTTTGAATACCACATATTTTGGTGAAAATGAAGAATACGGAATGTTACTATTCTTAAGTGCTAAAACGCAATATGATAGAACAATCATATTTAATTCACATTTAAGAAATGCTTTCACTAAACTAGTGGAAAGTATAATTAGAACCTATGAACTATATGATAAAGACGAAGATTTTGAAGAACAA